GAAATATGTTAACAAATATTTAGATGTTGATTTGAAAGGTATGTATAGTGTTACAAATGAAAATGAAGATGAATCAGATGATGATTTTGAATCACCATGGTGTCCAAGTTGTAAGGGTAGTGGTTGTGAAGAATGTGACGGTAGTGGAATGAAAAGAAATCCAATTTATGAAAATGAAGATGAAATAAATGAAGCGGACCCGTTGGATGCTCGTGATGTTAGAGGTCAACTACAAGCAAAAAGAGGTGGTGGTGAAGATTTTGCTAGTACAAGAATGGATACTCTTAAATCTAACAAATTACCTATGACACTGGCTGGTATAGGTGCTTCTTTGGGTGCTTTTTCATGGTTGGTAAACACTGAGTGGTTTAAAAGTTTATTTGATGTGGTAACTAAAAACCCATCTATCGAATATATAAAACAAGCTGTTCAAGAAAAAACACAAGTGTTTGCGTCAATAAAACCTAATGAGGGTATGACCCAAATCATGAATAGATTGAACGGGATGAACCTTAACCCTAATTCTTCACCGCAAGAATTTATTAATGGTGTGAAGGCTTTAGGTGGTGGTAACGTTCAAGACGGTATCAACGCGCTAACTCAACAAGGTGGTATATTTGCAGACCCTGAAGCGGCTAAAAAAGCGCTTACGGAAATAGTTAATAACCCTAATGGTCACGGTAGTAATTTAGGTCAAGTATTTCAAGGTCAATGGGCTGGTACTGGAGAATCTTTTGGTGATTCTTTAGTTACTCAAACTGGTGGTAGTTTAAAAGGTATGATAATAAATACTATAATTAAAGCTGTTCCAAAATTAGTATTAAAAACTGGTGTTAAAACAGCCGCTGGTTATGCTTTGGCTAAAGGTTTTGGGGCTGTTTTAGGTCCTATAGGTATTGGATTGGTTACTGCTGGTATTGTTGTTAAATTAATGAGAATGAAAGGTCAAAAATCATCTAGAGCGGCAACGCTTAATATATTGTATCAATCTTTGCGTGATTTAGAAGGTGGTGTGTTACCTGACGAAGAAGGTGAAACACAAGATGGTACTGGTGATGGTACTGGTGGTGTAAGTAATGAATCATTAAATTGTGTTAAAGACCTAATAAGAGCCACAATACAATTAAACGATATGGTTAATAGAGGTGTCGTTAAGGTTGGTGGTAAAGATATGCCATCGCAATCAGGTTTAAACAAAAATAATATTAAACTTGGTGATGAATTTTTATATAGTGGACAAAAAGGTGAAAAACAAGTAAAAATAGTTAATAAAAATAACCCTATATCATCAAAAGGTCCTGATAAAGTATTTATGACTCGTGATGATAAAATAAATACAAATGTAAATTTAGACCCTGAAACTGTTAGTGTTATAAATAAAGGTTCTAAACCAGATTACACTGATAGCCCAAATACTGGTTCATGGGGTGCTAAGGTTAAAAATTTAAAGAAAATAAATGAAGCTGGTGCTAATTGGAATACCGCTAATAAAGCTAATTTCACACAAATAAATTCACCTAATAATGCTAACGTACAGTCAGTTGAAACACATGCAACAAAAGCGTGGCAAAAACTCTCTAATTCATTTAAACAAGCGAATGTAAATGCGTTGGTTAAACAAATGGAATCTTTGGTTAATGTTTCAGTGTCTCAAGGTAAAGATACGTTAAAATCAGCGCAACAAGATATTATGTCGATAGCTAAATTAATTGTGCAAAATAAGAGTACACTTGGTAAAGTTATATCTTTTGATGAATTAACAAAAGAAGCTGAAGATTCAACCGTCACAAGAAGAAGAGATGTTGAGGCTATAGCTAAAGTGATTTCTTTAGTTAGTAGAATAATTATGGCTTATGATGAAGACGCTGGGTTAACTGGTGCTTATGGTAGTGCTAGAGCACCTATAATGTTATTTATTAAATCATATAAATGTTTGTTTTCAGGTGGTAAAACTATGACTAAAGTTGGTACGGCTCAACAAGCAGCACCAGCTCAACAAGCAGCACCAGCTCAACAAACTGGTCAAAATGTTGTTCAAGAAATTTTAGACCCTAAATTAATGGAAGAATTAAAAAGAATTAAAAAAATTATGTTAAGTTAAATAAGTTAAAATGGCCGATATTAATCGGTCATTTTTATTTTAAAACAAATACTACCACAATCATATATTCTATATAATTTTCTTTCTAACATTATATCGTGTTCTGTTTTGTTTTTATCAAAACCTTCTTTGACTAATATATCCTTTCTATAGTTAAATCTATTTTCCCTTTTATCGTTAACCAAATAAAAATAATTTGGTTTTGTGTTATGTGAAAAAATAAAATTTAATTTATTATATAAATCACCTTGTGACCATCTTCTGTCAGCGTAACTAATTATTTCTTTTGGTTTATAATGTTTAATAAAATATTTAAGCAATTTATCAGCACCACCAATTATTATATAATTAGATAAATTACAGAATCTAAATAATTCATATATATTTTCATTTGATTTATTTCCTAGGTTTTTTCTTAAACCACCAAATGTCATCAAACCAATTAATACGTTATTATAATACAAGCCTAGTCTAACTTTAGAGTTAACGTTGCCTTGTATATGGTTATTTTCTAAAAATATTTTAGCTTCTTTAGGTATAACTTCTTTTATGACACATTTTCTACCATATACTTTATTTGGTGTTAAACCTAATATATTTTTTAATCTAGATTTAACTATTTCTTTTTTAAATAACCATTCGTCTTCAAATATATGGATTAATCTAATATTTTTACTTTGACATAGTTCAGTTTTATTTAAATGATAATTTTTATCTTTATAAACTTCAGAATGCCAATATAAACCATCAAACTCAATAGCTAAATTATGTGACGGTATAAATATATCTAATTCTAAAGGTGATATTATTTGTTTTGAATTTTCTATAATATTTATGTTTAACGATTTAATAAATTCTTTTATTTCGTCTTCCATTTTATTATAAGCTAAACCACATTTTGGACAACCTTTCCCATTTAAATGGTCGTTTGGTATTTGATTAAAAACACCATGTTCTTTACACTTTATTATAACTTTAGTTTTTGAATTTATATATTCTGTTTCGGAATAATCATATTTATTATGTAAAATACACGCTTTATCTATAAATTCTTTAGTTGTCAAATATTTATCTTTTTCTTTACATTTTGGGCAATTTTGTTTGTAATGGTTATTTGGTAGAACACTAAAAACACCATGTTCTTTACATATAATATCTACCGTTATTGATGAATTAACATATTCCGTTAAAGAATAATCATATTTATCACCATGAATTTCTTTTGATTTTTGAACAAAATAGTTTGTATTAACTTTAGGGTTCCTAGTACATTCATTACAAGAATTTTTACCCCTTAAATGTTCAGACGGCGCTTGATTAAAAAATAAATTATGTTTATTACACTTTATTTTTATTTTTTTTGTAGAATCAATATAATCAATTTCTTCATAATTAAATTTATTACCAAATTTAATTATAGCTTTATTTATAAATTTTTCTTTTTTATCCATTTTTTTTTAAGTTTTAGATATTTATTAGTAAATAACATAATAGTATACAAATATACTAATAAATATAATAAAAAACAAAAAACTATGGCTGATTTATTAATGAAAATGCCCTTACCATACGAGCCTAAGAAAAAGAATCGTTGGTTAATTACATTCCCTGCTGATTTAGGTATCCAACAATGGTGGTTATCTTCAGCATCTAGACCTTCAATAACACAAAATGAGGTTGAGATACCTTTCTTGAACACATCTACTTGGGTTATTGGTAGATTTACATGGGAAGCTATTGATGTTACTTTCCGTGACCCAATTGGACCTTCTGCTACTCAAGCTATTATGGAATGGGTTCGTTTGCACTCTGAATCAATCACAGGTCGTCAAGGTTACGCTGCTGGTTACAAAAGACCAGTTGAACTAGAAATGCTTGACCCAACAGGTGTTGTTATCGAAAAATGGTTGCTAGATGGAACTATGCTTACAAATGTAGGATTCGGTGATTTATCATTTGAAGATGACGGTATCGCTGAGATTACCGCTACGTTACGTTTTGACCGCGCGATACTTTTGTTTTAAAATTTACCAAATAAAAAAAATAAAGCCTCTTTAATAGAGGCTTTTTTATTTACAAATAAATTTGTTTTGATATATTTATTTGTAAAGAGTTTTAAAATGAATAAAAATACAAAAAAACAAAAAGTAGTTTTAAGTGGTGATACTATAGAGATTAAACATTTAAATGGTGTAAAGTCTTATTTAACAAAAACCCAACCTATTGGAAATAATTTAAAAGAAACAAAATATAGTGAAGGTGAATTTTCTTCATCTATAAATGATTTTTTAGATAAAAAGAAAAATGAGATTCCTTTGTATGACCCACAAACAGGTGAACCAAACCCGCATTATGAAAAATTAACTGGTAAAAAAAATCCATTGTTAAGTACACCTAAAATGTTAAACCCACAAGTTAAAGAATGTAAATCAAAAAATAGATTTTTACTTCATTTACCTAAGGAACTCGGAATTGATGTCTGGGATGTTAAGTTTGTAAACAAACCTACAATTATTTTAAACCCTAAAAAGTTTTTAGGTTTAACATACTCTTATGAAAAAATTTATTCTCCATTATCAATAGAAATTAACGATACAATACAAAATAAAAATAAAAATTTATTAAAATTTTTAGAAAACCGACAAGAATTTTCGTTTTATATTGAAGACTTGGACCCTACTGGTGTTGTAATAGATAGATTTGATTTTTATGATTGTACTATAGATTATCTTAGTTTTGGTGATTTAGATTATAAATCTAATGAAATAAATAATATAATTCTATCAGTTACTATTGGTAGATTAGAAATAAAATAAATAAATTATGTCAGATATTAAACCAAATGTTTTCCCAAACAACCAACCACAAAAACCTAACTTAACAGAAGCCGAAAGAGTAGCCGCGTATGAAGCCGAAAAGATGATGCTTACAAACCAAATCTATTCTTCACAAGTGCAATCAGACACACCGTATGAACATATGAGTGCTGTTGAACAAATGAGGGTTAGAACTGAATCTCAACTAAAACAAAGACAAGATGTTGGTGTGGTTAAAGACGCGTCTCTATCTGAAAAAACCTCAACTAGAGTTTATCAACAACCGACAAAAGAAGATGGTTATAATGAACAAATGCGTCTTAGAGACGAACAACTAAACAAGAACTTAGAACAAACTAAAAATTACCAACGTTTATCGGAAGAGGCGATGGGTAGAGATAAAGATTATTATCAACAAAATACTATGCAATCAAAACCAACTTACCAACCACAACCATCTAGTCCAGTTATGACTACTAACCAAACCAATACGATGTACAACACACAACCAAGTGTTGACCCATATATTTTAGAATTGAGTCAGCCTAACTATAACGCACCATTTGATGTAATTCCATTACCTTCTAAGGGTAAATTATATAAAAATAAAAAAGCTAACATTAAATTAGCTTATATGACTACATCAGATGAAAATATTCTTACTAGCCCTAATTTATTAAAAAGTGGTGAGTTTTTAGAAATTTTAATAAATAGAAAATTATTAGAACCTGATTTGAGATATAAAGACTTGTTGCCAGGTGATAGAAATGCAATAATGCTTTGGTTAAGAGCCACAGCTTATGGTGAAATGTACCCTGTTACTTTATATGATGAACTAGAAGAACCTTTTGATATTGAAATAAACTTAAATGACCTTAAAACTATTGAGTTTAATGTTGAACCAGATGAAGATGGTTTGTTTAGTTTTGTTATGCCAATTAGCAAAGCTAATGTTAGATTTAAACTATTAAATTGTGGTGATATTGAAAATATAGAAAAAATATTGGAAAAAGAAAAAGAAATGAACATACCTGTTAATAATGCTATCACATATAAATTAGAAAATATGATTGTTGAAGTTAACGGGGACACAAATAAAGTTATGATTAGAGATTTTGTTAATTATATGAGGATAGGTGATTCTAAATCTTTTAATAAATATGTAGATTCTATTGATTGTGGTGTTGATTTAAATATTGAGGTTGGGACTCCTGGGGGTGGGTCCGTAAAAACCTTTCTTCCCCTTAACCTCGGCTTTTTTTGGCCTGACATCAAACTATAAACCTATTGTTTTAGAAGAATCTTTTATCTGTATGCAAAATTTAAATATGGGTTATAATGATGTTATGATGATGCCTGTCTATGAAAGAAGATATTTTATAACTTTGTTAATAAAACAAAACGAAAAAAAGATGGAGTTTATTGAAAACCAAAAATCAACTTCAACATCAAATAGTAAAGGTAGCAGACAATCAAAAATATCTGGTGATGCTTTAAAATCTAAAATGAAAACTGGTGAGATACCACTAAAATAATAAATCCCCATTTTTTGGGGATTTTTAATTTATAAGATATTTATAAATAAAAACTAATTATGGGTAAAAAAATTAAAATAAACGAAGCACAATTTAATAGTATTTTGAATATTTTGACTGAAAACGCGAATATTAACAATGTGTTACAAAATTTAACGCCAAATCAATCTATAAAAATAATTGACGCTAAAGACCAAGAAACTATATTTAAAATTGTTTCTTATGATAACGATGTGTTTTTTGCTACAGATGAAACTGGGTTCAAAAAAATAAAATTTAAAAAAGACTCGTTTAATGATTCAACTAGTGAACTTGATGTAAAATCATTAAACCCAAATACTAATACGTTTATAGACACAAAAATTGGTGTTAAAGATATTGTGTTACATGATGTAGAAGAAAAAGAAGAAGAAGATGAAGAAAACTCTTTTGATTCAGAATTACATAATAAATATTATAAAGATGTTATTAATAACCCTGAAGTACGAAAAGCTTTTTATACCGCACCTTCTTTATGGAATTATTTTATAGCAGCAATAAAAGACAAAAAAGCTAGAGGTAGCGGTCTTTATCCAGCTTATAAAACTATAAGTGATATTTTAAATAGTTCTATTAATAATAAATTACCAGGATTTACGGATAAAGAAAATTTATCAGCATATTTTATCGTACCATATAGAATTGAAATAGGTTTTAGATATGATAATGGTAACGAAGATAAACTTATTATAAATGCTGGTAATAATAAAGCAGTAGTTAGACCATACGAACCTGGTTTTTCAAATAGTAAAGTATTGGTAAGAAGAACATATGGTTTTAAAATAGTTGTCAAAAAACCAACAGAAGAAAAAGATGACCAATATTATTGTGATATTTATGTTGAAAAAAAAGATGTTAAACTAGACACGTATAAAGAAGAAAATATTAAATTAACATTCTTAAAATCTAAAGGTTATGAGCCTCAAGTTAAAACTAAAAACAAATAATTATGGCTTTTGATGGATTTGATTATGACGCATTAAATAATGCTAGGGATTACGCTAGGATACAAGAAGATATAAATAGTGGTTTAGAAGGTTATATTGAAGGTATTAAAAAGATTAAGAGTCTACAAAAAGACTTAAAAACAGCTCAAGAAAATCTAAATAAATTAAAAGAAGAAGAAGAAAGATTAGCCAACGCTGTTACTGATGAGGATAAAGAACAGCTTAAATTAACAAAAGCTAGGATACATTTGATTGACTCGGAGATGGGTCGAATTAAAAAAACAAAACAGTACTATACTGAAATTGTTAAAGAAGCCAAAAAATGGGATATGCTAGGAGGTCAAATTTTGGCTTCTTCAGCTAAAGCGGCTGCTAATTTAGATAAAATACCTTCAATGATTGGTAATATTACAAACAAACTTAAAGGTTTGTTTGAAATGGATAAAGCTATTAGAAGTGCTGGTCTTCAAATGGGTTTAATTGGTTCTCAAAGTGAGAGTTTTAGAAATAATATAAAACTAGCGGCAGAAGATACTCAAAAACTTGGAATGGGTATTAAAGAGTTGGCCGAAATGCAAGCTCAATATTCTGAAAATATTGGTAGAAACGTATCTTTAGGTAAAGAAGGTTTGGTTGCGTTGTCTCAAATTGCTGAAGGAACATCTTTAGGTGCTGAAGCAACAGGTCAAATGGCAGCAGATTTTGAAGCGCAAGGAGTTTCAGCTGTTAGAACCAAAGATGCTATGGAAGAAGCGGCTAATAGAAGTTCTTCCATGGGTTTAAACTCAGCTAAGGTTATTAAAAATATAGCTCAAAATACCAAAATGCTTAATAAATTTAGGTTTAAAGATGGTGTTAAAGGGTTAGTGAAAATGAGTGAATTATCAGCTAAACTAGGTGTTGGTATGGACTTTGCCAGCGGATTTGCTGAAAAACTTTGGAATGTTGAAGGTGCTGTTGAAACAGCTGCCCAATTTAATGTTATGGGTGGTGCGTTTGCTAAGCTTGGGGACCCTTTCAAGCTTATGTATATGGCTCGTAATGATATGGCTGGATTAACTGAGGAAATAGCTAACGCAGCTGCTGAGTCGGCTAATTTTAACAAAAAGACTGGTAAGTTTGAATTGGCAACTATGGAAATGCATAGACTTAAAATAATTGCTCAACAAACTGGTATGGAATATGATTCCCTAGTAACAGCTGGGATGAACGCTGCAAAGTTTACTAAAATTAAAAGCCAAGTATCATTCACTATGAATGATGAGGCAAGAGAATTTTTAGCGAATACAGCAGAATTTGATAAAAACGGAAAAGCTTATATTACTATAGATGGTGAAAAGAAATTCTTAAATCAATTAGGCGCTGCTGGTAAATCATTGATTGAAAAACAAGTCAAAGAGAAAAAAACTCTAGAAGAAAGAGCATTGGCCGCAAAAAGTTTTGATGAGCAAATGACAAATCTTATTAACATGGTTAAAACTTATATGATGCCAATTGTTGAAGGTATCACAGGAGTTTTAAAACCATTTGTTGAAGAGTTAATGGGTGATAAGGGTACGGATTTTAAAAAAGAATTAAAATCATTAGGTGTAACACTTGGTAGCTGGATTACAACAGCCGCTACATGGTTTAAGGGTTTAGCTGAAATTGCCGTAGCGATAGGACCTCAGGGTATATTTGCGGCTTGGTTAGCTGGTAAAGGTGTTATGGCTTTATTTGATATCGCTAAGTGGGTTTTAAATGGTATTGCTTTGTCTCAAGGATTTTTAGTTGGTGGAGGTGGAGGTGGAACAATTTCTTCTTTAGCAAAAGGTTTTGCTAAAACGGCTGGTCCTTTAATGGCAGTAGCAGCTGCTGGTGTTGCTGGTGGTATGGCTGGAAAATATTTAGGTAAAAAAGCGACTGAAGCTAGTGGTAGAAAATCAACAAAAGCTGGTGATAATTGGGGTACTGGACTGGCTATAGGTGGTGCTTTATTAGGACTTGCTTTAGCGCCTTTCACCGCTGGTGCTTCGTTAGCTATAACAGCGGCCGCTGTTGGTGGTGGTGCTTTGGCTGGTGGTGCGATAGGTAAATATGGTGGAGATTATTTTAACCAAGATGAAGCTAATCAAAACACACAAAGTATGGATGATGGTATTGTTCAATTTAATAAAGACGATAAATTCACAAAGGTTGATGATTCAACAATGGTAGCTGGAACCAATAAAAACGGTAACAAAGATTTAGCGCAAATTTTGAAATTTGGTATGTTGGCAAGTCCGTTAGGTTTGCTAACTAGTGGATTAATGGGTGGATTAATGGGTGGTAGCGGAAGTTCTAATAAAAGCTCTAGTAGTAAAATTGAATTTGGTGAATTAAAGATATCTGGAGAAATAAAAGTTACTTTACCAGATGGTTCAAATATTGGTCAAGAATTAATTAAAAGTCAAGAATTTAGAGCATCAATTACCAGGATTGTCCAATCTCAATTAGAAAAAAATGATAATGGTGGTAAGCATAAAGGTTAATAAAAAATAATTAATTGATTTTCAATAACTTATAAATTATTTTTATAAAAACTTGACTTTGTGGAAAAAAAACCGTATTTTTGTATATATAAAATTATAAAATTATAAAATAATAATAAATAAAATATATTAATAATAAATAAAATATAAATTATAATAATAATAAATAAAAATTGGCACTAATAGTGTCTTTTTTTGTTTTATAACAACTTCAACCATTTATTTTTATAATTTTTTTGGTAGTTTAATATTTATATATAAAAGAAATATTATGCCAATTTTCTACAACTCAGGTTATCCAACACCTACATCAAAAAATACTATTAACAGTGTAACTGTTGGTGGTGGAATTAGAGACTTTTTATTAAACTTAAATTTATCACCACAATACCCACAAATAGCAACAAACATAAACGGTTCACCTAGAATTGGTGAACCAGTTTTAGATACAACTGTTGGTACTGGAAATATCCTTATACCAATTGGTTTACCTTTGGAGACCAATGGTATTATATGGAAAGACTTAAATGTTATTTATAATACATTTCAAAACGACCCAAACGTTTCCAATATATTAGAAGAAATTGATTATATTCCCGCATTATCAAATCCAGAGTTTGTTGGGGCTATTTGGCCAACAAATACACAATATCCAACAGGTGCTAACACACAAGTTGAACAATATGGTATTAAAGGAAAATCAGAAATTGCTCAATACAGAATTGATAATGTAACTAGGAATTTATATTTAGATTATGGAAGTCAAATAGATGTTGCTGATTTTATAACCTTGAACCCATTAAATATTTCTCAACAATTAGGAAACTATGTTGACGTGTTTGGTGGATTGAATCAAGGAGGTACTGCTGGAGACCAAGCGATAAACGTAATAGGAAGCGTTTTAAACGGTCAAGGCGTTGGTTTGGGTGCTGGAGGTTCAGTTATACCAAATTTTGACTTTAAATCGTCTCTATTGGGTCGAGTGTTGGGTGGTGCTGGTTTTATCAAAGACACTAAGTTAGGTAATATAGGTGCACAACAATTAGCGTTGGCGTTGGCAAACAATGCTGCATTCAATGTTCAACAAGATATATTAGGTGCTTTAAATTTAAAAGAAAATATTTATTCGCTTATTAAAGATGGGGAGTTAGCTGGTTTTAGACCTAGTTATAAAATTACAGTACCAAAATCAACGGGTGGTCAAATCCTTAATGGTATTACAAGAGTTTTAGGTTTTCAAATTCCAAGAAGTTATTTGGATGAATCTGGTTCAATTTTTCAATCTGAAAATGGGGATATTGGTAATATAGATAGAGCCAATGCTATGATTGAAAATACAGGTAAAGGTCAAGTAAAATCACTTATAAATAGCATGCTTTTAAACCTATCTGTAAATTCAGAAACTTTAAATTCGTTTAGAAGTGGTTACGCACCAGCTTTTGTTGATAAAGATGGTGAGCCAATGAGTAACCCTAAAATATATGCTTATTATTTTAGTAGTGGTGAAGGTACATCTAATGGTGATATAAATAAAATACTTGGTAATATAGGTGATGTAATACCAAGTATTAGTTACAATAGAGAGGCAGAAACGGAAAACGCTGACTTCTTTGACCCAACCTTAGCTTCTAGCGCTTTGTTTAAAGATTACAGCAATAGACAACCTAGTGACGTTACATTTTCTTGGGTTTCTGAACCATTTGGTGATTTGGTCAACGCAGTTGGTGATGGTAGTGATAGACAATTATTAGGTGATAAAAAATCTTTATTGGTTAAAACTCAAAAATTATTTAACAATAAAGGTATGAAAACTATCGTTAGTGTTAAGGGAGATATGGATAAAACTTCAACACAAACACAAACAGCTAATGGTTACGGTTTTTCTAAAGGTAGTGCTGTGATGTCTAAAAATATGTTTGATTTAGAATCTGGTGTTTGGAAAGGTGAAAAAAATAAAACAGCTGATGAAACATACTGTAGAAGTTGGACAACACTTGATAGATATGACTCTATTTCTAAACTAATAAGAAATAAACCACTATATAATGATAAGCTTGCACCTTATAGATTTAGAACAAAAGGAAGTGTGTTGGATGGACCTTTTGTTAAAATAGGACCATATTCTGATGATTCACCAGACGACCCAAAGAAATTTATGTTTAGTATTGAAAACCTTGCGTGGAAAGACAACCTTTTAGCTTTAGCACCTTGTGAAATAGGTCCAGGTGATTTAGTTTCAGGGGAAAAAGGTAGAATTATGTGGTTCCCACCATATGATATACAATTTAGTGAAAATAATTCTGTTAATTGGGAAGAAACCAATTTTATAGGTAGAGGAGAACCAATTTATACATACAATAATACAAAAAGAACAGGTCAATTATCTTTTAAAATAATTGTAGACCACCCAAGTTATTTTAATGCTTTTAATGCTAGAAAAAACGCCAGTGGTTCACCAGACGATAATTATATTGCTTCATTTTTTGCTGGTTGTGTTGATATTGATAAAAGATGGTCTGATAAATTAACTAAAACACAATTAGAAGAGATTAAACCAAGAATAATAGAAAAGCCACAAATAAAACAAGAACCTAAAAACCCACCTACACCAGACACCATGAGCGTTTATTATCCAAATGACGTTAAAATATATAATCCTGAGTATGAAGATGCAAAATGTGGTGATGGTAGTAATATTGATTATGAACAAAACCCTAACGGTTTTCTTTGTGGATTATTTTTAATTAAAGCTGACGTAACACAAAAAGATGTTAATGGTAAAACTGTTGAATGGCCAGATAGATTCGACTATGGGTTGAACTCTGGCAGAAATAGTACAGCAGATTTTCCAACATTTGTTATTAACAAAGAAAACGCGGCATTTGGTTTTAACGACTCAGCATATGGTGATGACATGGTTACTTTTTTAAAAGAATACCCTTGGGCTGTTGTTAACTTTAAAGGTTTTGCAAGTCCTCAAGGTAACCCAAATTCAAATACAAAATTAGCTGAAGAAAGAGCTAAACTTTTAAGAGAAAAATTAATCGAAGAATGGGGTGGACAATTAGGTGTTAGTAAAGATGTACTTGAAAAAAGGTTTAAATTGTTGGACGCTGTAGCCTTAAAAGAAAGCGACACACCAGGTTGTATTGTTGAATCAAGTGAAAACCCTAACCCTCCAGTTGATTTTGATGCGTGTAAAATAGCTAGAAGGGTTGAAATTAGTGTTACTTTTGATTCCACATTAAAAGCCGAAAAAGAAAAAAGTTTATTACCTTTTGATAAACCACCATTTAATACTGGAGAAAATGTTAGAATTCGTAAAGAAATTACCAATAAATTTTACTCTGAATGTGATTATTTTGAAAGAATGGTATCTGATTATGAAGATGAAAACGGTGATGTTATACCTGGTAATAAATTTGTGTTTGATTCTATTAGAGAAAAAATTAGATATTTTCACCCAGCTTTCCATTCAACAACACCTGAAGGTTTGAATTCAAGGCTTACTTTCTTGTTACAATGTACTAGACAAGGACCTACCTTAGAAAAACAAGGTGCAAATAATTTAGCGTTTGGTAGACCACCTATATGTATTCTTAGAATCGGTGATTTTTATAACACCAAAATTGCTATAGATAGTGTTAATATTAGTTATGAGCCTTTGGTTTGGGACCTTAACCCAGAAGGTATTGGTGTCCAACCAATGATTGCTAACGTTGATATGTCGTTTAGTTTCCTAGGCGGTTCAAGTCTTATGGGGCCAATAAATAAATTACAAAATGCGTTATCTTTTAACTATTTTGCCAATACACATGTTTACGACCCTAGAGCTGATTATATCTCTAAAGATATGTATGCGACCGTAACTGTAAAGGACGGTGTTGAAACTTCAGAATTTGGTTACCATATTGCTGATGGTAATTTAAATTATCTTGATAATATAGAAGAAAAAATCATTAGTGAAGAAATTTTAGCATCAGAGGCTTTATCTATTGACCAGATAAGTGAAGAAGAATTTGTAAACTTTGGTATTGACAATATAACTGATGAACCACCAAGCACAGGTTCAACATATATTATAATAACAAATATGACATGTGACCAAGCTAATATAGTTAAAACTGATAGTAATTGGTTATTACCTATTAAATTAACATATTTGCCAGAATTGGAAGGTGGTGCTGAAGAAGCTGTTGAAAAACTAGAAAGCGGTTATGGAAACTATAAAATTAAAGTTAAAGATGTCAACTCAAACGAAATGTACGAAAATTTTATGACAAAAGATAAATTTGTTAAATTTTTCACGTTAAACGATTTTTCAGATGATTCTAAATTTGTTGTACCAATAAAAGGTGAAGGGATTAGCGACGCTGAACAGGGTATAAAAGATAATTTACTTAAAGAAAATTTCTATGTATCGTTGATTAAAGACGGTAATGAACTATATAAAATAAATATAAAACTATAAAACATGGCACAGTATTACGATAGGTATAAACCATTCAGAGTTGGTTCAGAAATAGAACCTGTAGCTGGTATAATAATACCACAATCCAGTAATGATAAGTCAGTTGTTTATAAAAAAGGACAAAGTAGACTTGACATAATAAGTAATGATTATTATAATAACCCATACAGCGGATGGTTAATTATGCAAGCTAACCCACAATTTGGTGGGTTAGAGTTTAATATACCAGATGGAGCACTTATTAGGGTACCATATCCTTTTAGTGAAGCTGTTAGTCGTTATATAACACAAGTTACAAGATATAAACAATTGTATGGATAATACAAATCAAAACAGAATTGGGTGTAGGTTAGGTGAAAAAATAGGAGGTAATAATGGTTCTAGAACTAAAATTATAGACCCAAACGCCTTCTATGGTGAAACAGATTCATCTAGAAACATTCCAGTTAGATTAGAGGATTTAACGATATCAGTTAAGTTAACAACAAAAAAAAGAGGTAGAACATCTATAACAAATGATAGTGATAAAAATCAATCAACTGTAAAAGAACAACAAGGCGCTACAATAAATTTTATTGAAGGTTCTGATATAAACGGTAAAAAAGTTTTAACAACAAAATTTACTGAATTAACGACATCTTTTGAAACCGATACTTTTAACCCTGAGACTTTTGGTATTACTAATATAGATATAGATTTTAATTCATCTTACACTCCGATGATTAAAATAGATTTTATAGATGTTAGAGGTTCTTCTATTTTTCAAAATGAAGAAGAGTTATTAAATGACTCAGGAAATAAATACGCTACTTTTTTTGAGTTTCCATATCCGTTGTTTGAATTAGAAATCAAAGGGTATTATGGTTTACCAGTAACTTATTGTTTACATATGTTAAAATTTAACTCTAAATTTAATTCACAAACAGGTAATTTTGAAATAAGTTGTGAATTTATTGGTTATACTTACGCTATGTTATCTGATATGCTTATAGGTGTATTAAAAGCTATACCTTTTACAAAAATTGGTGGTGATAAATTTAAAAAATATAATGAAAATAAAGACCCAAAAATTTTAAATTTGGTGGAATTAAAGAATAAGATTTCTTTAATTCCAGAATCAATTAAAAAAGCTGCGTTAAAATCAGAGGAAGCTAAAGATATAAATTCGTTTAAAGAAGCTCTAGAAATATTAAATAATTTAGAAGCGGCGATAAATAGCTTTGGTCTTGAATACACAACAACTAAAGACGAAACAACAACAACTATAACCATATATGATTTTGTTATTATGGAAAATCTTTCTTTTTCCGCAGAACGACAAGAAAAATATAATGATTTTGATAAAACGATAAAAGAATTAATAGTACAATATAATAATTTAAATATAGGTGGTGCAAAAATAAATGAAATTGATTTAGCGACCCCAATAATTTTAAATGATTTAACTAAAAAATTATTGGAACCAGAAAGCACGCTAACAATAGTTGAAGATTCTAAATTAAAAGACATAGCAGCTTTAGAAAGTTTTAAAAAAGACTTATTAAATTATTTAAATACTAATTTTACAGCAATTGCCTCAGATTATGTGTTTAGGTTAATGGATTTAAGGTCTAGATTTAAACTAATAAAAGACCAAAGGGAGTTGATTGAAAAAACGTTAAACGACACAAATAAATACTTAGCTAACGAAATTAAAAACTCAATTACAGAAACTTTAGGGTTTAACCCAACAGTTAGGAATATGATTGAAGTTTTCACATGTTTAATTGAAGTTTTTATGGAAACGGTTTATGAGGTTTCTAGAAAAGCTGAATTAAATCAAGTTAGAAAAGAATTGTTTACAACTGTTTTTAGTGGTAAAAAAGAAGGTAGTGATTATAACAAAGACGACCCTAATTTCTATCCATGGCCAGCTTATAGTGAAAAAGAAACTCAATCAAATAATTATAGTGACAAATACTTAGGCGCAAACACTATTTTAAAAAATAGAATAAGTGATATACCTGAATTAGAATTTATTGACGATTTATTACAAGCGTTTTTAACGGCAAGCAGGTTAGAACAAAGTTTAGATTTGCTTAACGCTGGTAGTGGGACTTTATTTTTTCCAGTTAACCCTTTAGACACTAAATTATTTAACGATAAAGCTGGTAACCCATACGCTGTAAAAGAACTACAAAATATCGAACAAGTAAAACGTTTAATGATAATTAGAGGTATGATATATCTATCATATACTAACAACCCACTATACATGTCAAGAGGTGAAAATGGTGATATACGAAAAATGGCTATTTTAGAGGCAAACACTATGTTATCAGCGATAATTAACCCAACTTTAAAGGTTTCGTTAAAAAATTTAAAAATAGATGATTTAGTTAAAACTTTTGGTACTATAAATGGTGTTGATTCAAAATTAATGTTTTATGATGCAACCGATAAAAAATATTACTATGATTATTTTTTTAGTAACGGTGAAAAAACAGAAACTAAAGTTCTACCAATAAATTCAGATTTAAATGACTACGTACCAATAGCTTTAGGTAACCCTAGAATACCCAACACTCTTTCTAATATGGTAGATGATGGTATTTTATTTTTAACAAATTATAATTCGGGTGTTAATTACACTAAAACAGTAAACGAATTAACGAAACAAGAAGATTATGGTATATATGTTAAAATGTTTACCAACGTTGAATATGCGACAGATTTAACTTTAGTAGACACATCTATCGACACAAATAGTGTGATAGATTTAATAAACTTATCAACAGGTAATATAGCTAACGCTGGGTTTAATTCTTTTGGTGGTATATTCGGTATTCAAGATTTTGGTAAAATAACTTTTGGGCCAGAAAATGCTCCAGAAAACACTCCAGCTATGTACATTTTTTATAGAAACGATAGTAAAAATAGAAATGGGTTGGCTGATTCTAGAGCACAATCAGCGTCAATAAACGGATTTAAAAATAATAATAGTGTGTTCGATGGTGTTTGGAAACGAAACACCTTAATACCGACACCTAATGATTATTCAGAATTTATGAAAACTAAAAAAAATGGTAGGTTAATTCATGAAAGTGTTGGGTCTAGTAGGTTTAAAGCAATAGATATAAACACAGCACCAAACAATATATCATACCCTTATATTCAACAATTAACGAGTATCGTTCAAACTTTTAAAATTGGTGGTTTGGCCACTGGTTTTAGTTTATTTGGTAGTAAGTGGTACTATTTACAAAAAAATGCTGAATGTACTTATAATGATAACCTAAGAAAACTTAATGTTGAAAAATATGCTAAAGCTCTTTTGTTTTTAAACACATTACCGTTTAATATATCTTATGATAATTATGACCCTTTTGGTAGTTTAGAAATAAAACATTTATTCGATATTAAAGGTGGGTTTGTTCACGCACCAAGATTTTGGGTTGCTTATGTGGGTGCCGTGTTATGGTGGTTATCTGAAGAAGACCCTATTATTGTCGATGGTAAAATTGTAGGTGGTGGTCGTGGAATCAAAGACCCAGTTATATGGAAAAAAACATGTGGGGTAAATGCTTCATCATTTAAAGCACCAGCACCTGGTTATTATTTTCCTAGAATTATAGATGAAAACATTATAATTGAAAACGACTCTGTTATTAGAGCGTTACCAGAACAAGTTAAAAATGAGTTTCAAAAAGTTTTTTTTGATTTTGTAAACGGAACCAGTGTTTATGTTTCTTGGGAAACTATATATAATGGTTTAGAAATAACCAACCAAACACCAACTGAGTTTTGTGGTTTTTTAGATAGAATGAGATATAAAACCACAGAAACTACACCAAATGGTCAAACTGGTTTTTTAGGGTATGATGGGACAAATAATAACTATAATTTTTATAGCGATAAAATAATTGATAACTTAATAAATTACGACAATTATAACATAATAACAACCCTAGCAGAAGGTGCTAGTTTTAGTGCTCTAGATAAACATCAGTTTTTATTAGAATTAAACGGTGGTTCTGATGTTGGTAAAGCTCTAATTAAAGCGTTTGATGAAGAAATTATAATAGCAAACACTGGTTACGGTATATGGCTTGGTAAAGACAGAATTAATGTTAGAGGTGATGGTGATATTAATAGTGGTGAAGATTTAGATTTATTACGTAGACCTATCGGTATTTCTGAAGGTTTTTTTAAAGAATATTACGAAACATATATATCTGTTATATCCAACGCGGTTAGTGGTTTAACATTAACCAATCAAGTGGAAAATGAAATAAATCAAGTATTTGGCACAAACAATAAAGATGATGTAAAACTAATGCTTTATAGACATTGTAAAAATATCTATGATAAATGGCTTGGTGGTATAACAGATGAAAGTAATATCATATTTCAATGTGGTGATAATAATAGAGATGGTAGCAATAGAAAAAAAATTGATGCTGCTATGGCTAAAAAATATAACCCCCTTTCAAGTTCCCCTAGACTTATAGATAGTTTTAGGTTTGTAACTAGGTCATTTAAAGATATTGGTAATGAATTATATATTGACCCAACACCCTTAGGTGAAACTATATCAGATTTTCCAAATACATCAGCAACTGGTGTGATAAGTGGGTTATTAAGTGATAATAAATTTGAATTTTTAGCGTTACCAACATTTATTAATTATCGTGATGACGAAATGTTACAATCAGTGTTTACACCATTTGCTTATGATGAAGCAATAACCACATGTGGACCAACATTTGTATGTGTTTATACTGGTCAAAAATCTAATAAATTAGATTTAAAATCAGGTAAATACCCAAATGATGGTTTTGATATAAGATGTGACAAAGATGGTAATCCAGATGTGTCAATACCTTCAGATTATGCCGAACCATTAAACGATAACGAAGACCCAGTTTCAGTGTTTGTTGTAAATTATTCACAACAAAACCAAAACATTTTTAAAGATATTACATTGGACCAAAGTGAATTCACCGAATCAGAAGAATCTTTAAAAATAGTTCAAGATATATCAACTAAAGGTTTTGAAAATAACCCTTCAATTGGTGGTCAAAATATGTATAACATATATGCGGTTAGAAGTTATTCCGCGGAAATTGAAATGTTAGGTAACCCAATGATTCAACCTATGATGTATTTTCAATTAAACAACGTACCAATGTTTCATGGTGCTTATATGATTATTAAAACAAGGCATAATATAAAACCAAATTACATGTCAACATGGTTTACTGGTACTAGAATAAAATCGATTGAATCACCAATAATAGATATTGCTGAAGCCTATATGAGTTTAATTGAAACCTTAGATTTAAGTACTGCTGGTAAATCTAAAGCGTCTAATGTTCGAGCAACTGAAGGTAAAAATTATGTTACTGATTTTTATTCTGATTTGAAGAGTTCAATTCCTAGTGATAAAACCATAATAGGTGTACCATTACAAAATCCAAAAGTTTTAACTCAAACAGCTGAAAATGAAATTACTGCTTGGAAAAACGGAACTTTAGACGAAAAAGATGCGGTTACTATATTGAAAAAATATGCTGATAAAACACCAGGAGTTGGTGCTCAAGAATATAGTTCTAATGCACAACCATGGAGTGCTGTGTTCATTTCGTATGTAATGTTAGCTGGTGACCCTAACTTTATGAAATCTACATTACATTATAGTTATGTATCATCTGCTATGAAAGGTGTTAATGGTTACGAAGCGTTCCCATTAAAATCTGGATTAAAAATAAAACCAGAAGTTGGTTGTCTTTTTTGTAAACCTAGAAGTGGTGCTTATACATCAAGTCACTGTGATGTTTTGTATAAAATAGATGGTAACACAGCGTTTTTGGTTGGTGGTAATTTAAGTGATTCTATAAAAACATTTAAAATAGGTTTGTTTGATGGTTATATAACAGATTCTTCAGATGTTAAAGATTATATTTTAATAATTTTAAAAACAAATAATAAATACTACAATAAGAAAAATATTATTGGTGTTGCTGATTTTAACACTGGTGGTGAAAATGAAAAAACGGTGGTTGGTCCAACAGCAGATTATTGGTCTTTGGTTGCGATATGTGCGGCTGAAAACTTTAAAGAAAACCAACAAGGTATGGCAGATGTTGCGCAAAGTATTTACAATAGATTAAACACACCAGGAAAACCGTATGGTAACTCTATTAAAGAAATCATTACCGCACCAAAACAATATGAACCTACGTTTAAAAATATTTCTGATTGGAAAAAAATTAATAGTAAGGCTACTTCGATTGTTGCTTTAAGAAATAGTAAAAATATATCAGCTATAAATGCCGAAGAATACATAAATAACTCAGTTGAAGGTATAAATAATACTCAATATCGTCAAAATTCTTTAGATTTTGTCGGTACTAGAACGGAGTTTTTAGCTAATGCACCAACTAGTTCACAAGCTAAAGGTGTTGTTCAAAGAACACCAGACAAAACAAACAATGCGTTCTATTGGAGATATGCTGGTATTGCTTTAATTAATAGTCAACCAATAGCTGGACCTAATTTTTTAGTTTAAAAATACTTTTATTAAAATTTATTTAGTATATTTGCAATATGAAATTTGCCAATATAGTTTCGAAAACACAAATCAACGTTTCAGAAGATTTTAATGTGGTTGAATCCATGGACGAGATAATCCATGGGTTGCCTACATTAATTATTGGTTTTGATTTAACCGATAGTATTTTTCCAAACTATGATGTTGGTAAGATAAAAGTAACTGATAACGTTTATTGGACAACAAAAAGAACTGAAAGTAGAGACAAACACAACATTGAAATTGAATGGTTTAAACACTTTGCATATCATGAATTGATAAAAAATATAAACTACATATTTGTTGACCCAATACAATACAAGAAAAAATCTTTTTTAAAAATACTCAAAAAAATATATTCGTCACCTAATAAAATCACTTATCAACACAAAGATATGATATATATTTATAGTGATGATTTTATTTTTGGTATTGATTTAAAATTATTAAAATATCTACGTTTAAATACTTCAAAGATAAAAGATAAAATTATTAACATAAGCTCAGTGTTTTTGCGGGATACTGACATATTTATAGAATATAAAAGTATAATCGAAGACATGGAAAACCAAGTCAGATTTTTACCCTATTTGTATTCTATAAAAAATGAATAAAACAATATTATTAGCCTCATTTATATTTCCAGAAAGAGTTGATTGGTTTTTAGATTATCTAAAAACAAAATTTAACGTGGAAAAAGTTTTTTGTTATAAAAACCTTGATGATGAATCAAAAAATATTCTTACTTTTAAATTAACAATAAACCCAGAAGAACCAATCAACCTAAAAAATTTATTTCCAAACGCTGTCATTATACATAAAAAAGGTGATGCTTTATATACAATAAATGCTTTGAATTTATTGATACAAGAAAAGTACCCAGAATCCATAGGAAATATAGACAATAAACAAATAAAAATAAATTGGGTTGAATATCAAAATAAATTTATTTTGATTAATAATAAAGAACTTTGTATTTTTAATATAAAACGAGTTTTTTAATTACTTTATGATATTTATAACTAAACATAAGATATTATAAATTATTTTCATTATGGAAACCAACAAAGAACAAAACAAAAAAGCTGAAGATTTGAACAAAGCTTTAGAGGGATATTTAAACACTGAAAACCAAGACATGGATTGTACTTCAGGTGTTTGTGTTATCAAAGGTGATAAAAGCCTTATAGAAAGAATCAACAAAAAAATTATAACAGAAGACGGTAGACAATTATTATTCTAATGAGAAAAAAAATTACGTTTGACCCACAGTTAATCAAAGAGGAAGCTAAACGCTTTAAACTATTGACCGAATATGATTTTTACCCTGAGGAAAATGTGATAGCACCTTCAGGTAACCCACAAAAACCTATTATATTAGGTAATGAATTAGGTAATGAATTAGAAGAAGCCGAAGAAGAACCAGTAGTGGGCAACGAACAAGACCCAGAAGGTTTTGACCAAGCAGGTGAAATGGAGGATGATACACCAGTAGATATTGGAGCAGAAGAAATGCCAGCACCAGAAGGTGGTGAAGAAATGCCAGCGGAGGAACCTATTCCAGCACCAGAAGGTGGTGAAGAAATGCCAGCGGAGGAACCTATGCCAGCAGAAGAAATGCCAATAGAGGAACCTATGCCAGCTGAAGATGAAGTTGAGGTAGATGTAACTTCAATTGTTAAAGGGGCTGAAGAAGCTAAAGAAGCTGCTATTAGAGCCATGAAAGTGTCTAAAAGCACTGGAGAAGAATTAATGAGTAAATTAGCTAACTTAGAGGCTAAATTAGCTAAAATGGATTCAGTTGCTAGCAAAATTGAAGGGTTAGAAAAAGAGATTGTGAAAAGAAACCCAACACCAGTTGAAAAACTTGAAATGCGTTCTTTAAGTTCTTTTCCTTATAATATAAAACTTAGTGATTATTGGTCTGACAAAGAAGGTGCTTATGATGTTATGGGTAATAAAGACAAAGAAAAAGAATACGTATTAACTAAAGACGATATTGATGACGATTATAGTTATTCACAAATACAAAATAGTTTTGATAAACCTTCGGAAGAACAAGGTTATGAAGAAGAAGATATTTAATAAAAAAAAAAATATTATTAAACCCCGATTTATTCGGGGTTTTTTATTTTAAATAATTTTTAAATAAAAATTTGTTAACTTTAAAATTTATTAGTATATTTGTAAAACAAGATTAAATATACTGTGTAATAACACGAAAAGTTTAAAAAATAAACATTATTTTTTTAATAGTAAAGACTTGACTTTTTATTTTTTTGTTAGTATATTTGTGTAACTTTTAATTAGTAAATAACGTAATATATATATATTTTAAAAATGAGTGAACAAAAGAATGCTTTAGAGGCTATGTTAGCGCAGTACGAGAAGAATAGTTCTCCTAAGTACGAAAAACAAGAAGCCAAAACTTACGATTTGAAGAATTACTTCAATACGTATATTCCTGAGAATATTAAGTCTGGGACTAAAATTATCAGAATCCTACCATCTCAAAACGGTAGTCCATTCGTGGAAATGCATGGTCATAAAGTAATGGTTGACGGTGAATGGAAAACATTCCCATGTCTTAAACATGAAAAAAATGAGGCCTGTCCTTTTTGCGAAGCTCGCGAACAATTATTGTCTAC